ACGCCTTAGAGCTAACTTAAAAGATGTCATCTGAGTCATTCCCTAGTGGCTCAGATGTCCTAAAAGGGGCTGTTAAAAGCCTCTTGTGTCGGGTTGGCCTTGACCCTTTCCTGCTAGCCCGACACAACCTAAACCTAATGTTGCCTTTGACACTTAGTCTGTTATACACTTTGTATAACAAGACCCAAGGAAAGGGGTTCAATGAAAAAAGATACAGAAACAGGAAAAAATCTATATACCTACAACGAGGTTATTAAAATGTTGCAAAAACATTACGATAACCACAAAGTAAAGTTTCCTTTTGGAAGCCGAGAACATGCAATTGTAATGAGATTTTTTGAACCATTACAAGATGATTTTGTCAATCTTTATTTAGAGAAACCTTTAATAAAGTTTAATGACAATGGCTCAATAAACAGAAATTAAAACTAACAAGAAAGGTAGTTATGTCTGACAAGTCAGGAAAAGAAAACCTGATTGCCCTGCGTTTGAACAATACACAAATGCGTGCAGTCAAAGCGTTTGCAAAACAGCACAACGCATCAGTATCAGAAGTCATACGAATATCAATCGAGATGATGATTCCAGAGGCAAAAAGATGAACAGAGCAAAAGTTGCATCCAATCTTGTAAAGATGACTTGGATGCGTGAACATGAAGCATTTGTAACAACAGACCTTGACATTAACGTTGTTGATTGGAAAAGAATTGATTCCCACGAATGGACAAGAACTCAAACAGTTTTAGTTGAAGTTCTACGTTTTATCAACTGTGGTGAATCACTTATGCGTTTATCAGAAATCAATCTTTTATCAGAAGATGAAAGAAGAGTTGTTGCCTTAGCAATTAACATGCTTTACAACGAAAATCCTTTGGAAGAGAATCTTGTCTGATGGGCTTTGTTGAAATTGTTGAGAACGGACCAAGACCTTTCATTGATTTAACAACTGGTTGCAGTCTTAGCTTTGGGCGAGGTAAATTTGATGATTGGTGCATCTATTTTTATGTGCCTAATGACCCTGAACCAAAGTTTCCAAAGGATGAAACATATTTTGCTTCTTTGGCTAAACTTGGTGAAGAGTTTAATCGTCTGAGTTTGTACATGGACTTTGTTGAACTTTATGACAAGGTAACTGAAGACCCAAAACCTAATGTGAATGTTGTGCATTTGTTGCATGAGATTGCTTCAAGATATGCACCTTATTCAGTTAAGGTGGAAAACATTTTTGGTATCTTGTACGCAGGGATGATTGCTGAAGAACAGAAAGATAAAAAGATTCTTGGTAAAAGAATTAAACGTCTTGGTGTTCACCAGGTTCTTGTTGAACTTGTAGACCCTAAAATTGCAGCGAATTATTCTCGTGGTAAAAGATGGTCTGATTTAGATATTGAATGTAAACAAAGAGGGTTTTGATGAAATTTGCTTACGCTGACCCCCCGTATTTAGGTATGGGTAAAAAAATGTATGGCAAGTTACATTCTGAGGCAGCAGTCTGGGACAAAGTTGAGAATCAACAAAATCTTGTAAAAAAACTGATTGCTGAATATCCTGATGGGTGGGCTATGTCTTGTAATCCAAAAGATTTACAATTTTTGTTAATAGACCCAAACATTAGAGTTTGTTCTTGGACTAAAACATTTCATCAAATAAGAAAAACAACGGTTCAGTATGCTTGGGAAGCTGTTTTGCTTTATGGTGGCAGAGTTGATGGTGCGCGTAAACCAATGGTTCGGGATTGGATTAGTGGTGTGATTGCCATGCGTAAAGGTTTGCAAGGTGCTAAGCCTGATTATTTTAACGATTGGATTTTAGACCTGTTAAATTATCGGGGGGGGGGAAGACACTTTAGATGACTTGTTTCCTGGTACAAATGGAATGGCCGAAGCGATAGATAGGGTCAAAAACAGGTTGCTTTGAATAATGTGGTAAAACTTGTAGTCGAGTGACAGAGGCTCGTTAAGCTCTCTGGGCCTGTTAATAGCAGGTTAAATCTGGGTTTGAGCCAGATATGTTGTCTTGCAAAAAATAATCAAGCGAGCACAAAATCGAAAATGTGCGAGTGATTCAAAGAGTGTCAAATCGGGTTGCCTGATACTGACTAGGGACTTTCTTTCACATGTGGCGCAATTGGGCTGAAATAGCCCCCATCTGACTCCTTTACCCCATACTGGGCGTAATTAGAGGGTGGTTTGTTTTAAGCCATCCTCTGCCTTTTTTGCCCCACCTGAACGTAAAACTATTAGAACAGATGTTCGTTTATAACGATTTGATAACAATGTTGAAATGGTGTGTCTAGGACTTGATTTCGTTATACAAAGATGTAATGATTGTCTCATGAGTAAATCAGTCACTTGCAAGAAGTGTGGTCAAGCCGATTTAGTTTGGGCAAAATCTAAAGCTGGTAATTTTTACCTTGCTGAACCTGATTATGTTCAATTTGGTGAACGCCAACACAAAATGATTTCTTTTGCTCATAAATGTGTAGTTGTTGAAAATAAACCAAAATCCTATGACGAAGTCAAAATTGCTGAATTGCAGTCTTTGATTTCCAAAATAGAAAAGGCTTTAGCTTCTGATATAGATGATGTTCTAAAGACTTCTTTGGTTGATTCAATTGCTCGCTACACAGAAGAAATCAACACCTTAAAAAGTAATTAAGTCCAAGGAAAGGGACAAAATGAATTACAGAGTAACTTTTGAAATAGATAAGCGTGATGGTTTAGCAAAACATGTAACTAAATCTTTATGTTGTGATTCAACTTGCGTATTTGTTGAGGGCGCATTGTGTTGCAAAAAGTGTTTAGAAAAGATTGTTTGGTCTGACTAAATAAACAAATCTTCTGCTGGTTGGATACCTGCGTAATCAGCCAGCAGAACCTAACAAAGGAAAAGGGAAATGAAAACTATTAACACGATTGACACAGCGTTTGATTACGCTGATAAGGGTTGGCATGTTTTACCTGTCAGACCTAGAAGCAAAGAACCTATTGGGAAACTGGCGAGGTTTGGGCATCTTTCAGCGACAACAGATAGAACTGTGATTGCTGATTGGTTTGATGCTGTTCCTGATATGAATGTTGGGATTTCTTGTGAAATGTCTGGACTTATTGTGATTGACATTGATTACAGGAATTTAACTAAAGAGTCCTGGGCTTTCGCTAAAGAGCTTTATGCCGACACTCTTATTGTTGAGACTGGTGATGGTGTTCATTTGTATTTCACAGCACCAAGAGCTTTGTCTTTCCCAGCAAAACTTGGTGACGGTATTGACATTAAATACAAAGGGTATGTCGTTGCACCACCAAGTCTTCACCCAACAGGTAAAGTTTATGAATCTAATGGTCTTGAACCAATTGATTATCCACAACATTTTGTGAAAGGAAGAATATGAGATTTGAGAAAAAGTCTGATGTTGTTGTGATGAAACTTGACTCTGATGATTTAGTGCCTCTGATGGCAAGAGTTGTTAGAAAAGTTTTAACCAGCGATACCATCATGAAAAAGATGTTGGATTGGGAAACCCACATGGAATATCCATACTATGTGGAGATGATGAAAGAACTTGGTTTAGATGAGATTGAGGTCTTGAAAGGTTTTCATGAGGCTTCAGCTTTATCTGACGAATTAACAACTGTGTTGTTTGATTTGGTTCAGGAGAATTATGAGAATTTTGATTTGACTAAACCTGTTAAGAAAGAAGCACATTTGAGGTTGGTCAAGATTTGTGTTGATTGTCATAAAGGTTTTGTGAAAGGTGAACAACATGACTGTTTATGATTACGCTGTGTGGTTCATCTATTTGTTTCTTCTAACACTTCCTTGGACTATTGCTTATCTTCCACCAAGGAGTAAAACTAAAAGATGAGTTACGCAACCAACACACCTTGTCCTAATTGTAAAAAAATTGATGAAGTTGTATATCATCAATATATAGATTATTTCACTTGTCAATTATGTGGACACGATTGGCAAATCTAAATAATGTCTTGGGGTGATAGTTTAATGTTAGAACAGACTCTATTCCAAGAGTCAGATGGTGGTTCAAATCCAACCTCACCTCTCCAATTTCTTAAAATTTCTTACGGAGAAGCTTACAAACTTGTCAGTAAGTTTCATTATTTAGGAAATAAAAGATTTATCGGACAATATTGTTTTGGCATTATTGACAACTACAACATTATTGGGGCAATTGTTTACAGCCCATTAAGTGTTCCAAATTCTGCTCAATCAGCTTTTGGTTTACCTAGAGGACACTATCCTGACCTGCTTGAAATGTCTCGTATGGTTTTGCAACCTAATTTGAATGGAAAAAATGTTGGTTCACAATTGATTGCATACTCATTAAGGCAGTTAAAAAAACAAAAAATAAGAGCTGTTATTTCTTATGCAGATTCAAGCAGACATATTGGAACTCTCTATCAAGCATGTAACTTTTCTTATCATGGTTTATCTCCACAAAAAAATGATTTCTTTTTTGATGATGGCACAAAACTTAGTAGAGGTAAATGCAAAGGCGAGAAAGGCCAATGGTTGCCACGTTCTCGTAAACATAGATATTTGTATATTTTTGATAAAGACCTTAAAACAATTTGGCCTCAAGAACCATATCCAAAGACTCCTTATGAGTAAATCAAAGCAGAAAGGAACATTGGCTGAAACTGCTGTTGCTGACTATTTGAAGCAAACTTTCCCAGCAGTCGAAAGAAGAGCCTTATCTGGAACTCAAGACAAAGGTGATTTGGCAAATGTTCCTAACTCTGTTGTTGAAGTCAAGAATCAGAGAACATACAAGATTCATGAATGGATGAAAGAAACAGAAACAGAGCGTATTAACGCTGGGGCTGACCTTGGAATCTTGGTTATTAAGCCTAATGGTGTGGGTGTGGCACATGTAAATCATTGGTGGGCTGTTGTAAGTTTGGAAACTATTACAAAGCTAATTGAGGATTCAGATTTTGTTAAAGGACTGCAACCACCCAGTCATCTCGGGGACTGACATTTGTGCAACCTGCCCAAAACCTGACGATTGGCAAACGCACGCTCGCTGTTTAGATTTTAACCCTGACCTTTTCTTTTGTGAAGCAGATGATGCACCACAAATAATGAAAGCCGTAAGAGTTTGCATGAGTTGCCCTGTCAGAGGTTTCTGTTTAGAAGAGGGCTGGAATGACAAATGGGGAATCTGGGGAAGTTTCACAGCAGCAGAAAGAATCCGATTAAAAAAAGCATTTCCACTATCTAAAGATGTTAAGCAAAGAAGACAGGTCATCAGAGTTATAGCACACAGGCTATAGAACAAAGGAGAAACAAATGGCTTTACCAACAATCATTGTTGTAGGGAACTTGACACAAGACCCTGAACTTAGATTCACAACTACAAGCAAACCTGTTGCGACTCTTCGTGTTGCAGCTTCAGAACGAAAAAAAGATGCACAAGGTAACTGGGTTGATGGTGACAAAATCTTTTTGAACGTGAACTGTTGGAACGACACAGCAGAGAACATAACAAAAACTTGTGTAAAGGGTGACACCGTTGTTGTGATAG